GTTGTCGGTGGCGGCCCCGCCGGATTCGATCGGCGTGTGGCGCTTGTAGATCGTCGTGTTGCGGATCGGCAGACCCAGGCTGCCGGGATGCCGCGAGGCGACCGGCGAGGCGACGCACGACCCCGACGCGGAGCCGGCATCCCCCTGGTAGGGCATCTCGAACCCGTCGGTCCAGCGGCGCTTCGCCATGGCGACGATGGGTTCACCGGGGATACCGGGCTGGTCAGGCGGCGGCACGTAGACGAACAGGCCTCTCCACCAGTATTTCGTGGTCGTGCCGCCAATCCCGAGGAAGCCTCCGGTATGTCGCGAGAATGTCGCGACGTTCGTCGGATACCGCTGGCCTTCGAGTGGCCCGAGGCAGATCTTCACGAGATGGTCTGACGTGATGCTCGGCGCGACGAAGGGATCGTCGCCTGCTGAGCAGCCTTGCCGCTTCCAGAGGATCGGCGCACTGAACTCGACAGCGGCGCCGTCCGGCGCGCGAATGATGGCGCCGACCGCCTGCTGGGTGCCGTCGTCTCGATGCTGCAGTGTGTCAACCTGGTCCTTGTCGGTCAGGTTGATGTGATACTGCAGGAAGACTATTTTCGTCGCCATCCTGCGCCCCCGTCACTGCCGGCGGCTAGATCAGCTGTTCGTCTCCCGTGGCCGCCGTCGTTACGACGCCGCCGATGATCTCGTCGTGGATCTTCTCCAGCGCGGCCTTCGCGCCCGTCAGTTTGTCAGGTGTGTTGCCTGGCACCACTTCCATCCATCGCGGGGAGAAGTCCTTGCCACTCGCGATCGTGAAGACGTCACCAGGCCGCCGACGCGCATGGTCGTAGTAGCCCATGAGGGTCGCGCGCACCTTGACGCCGGACGTGCGGCGCACAACCGGTCCGACCGGCTGAAGCACTGCCGGGTCCGGGACCGTAGCCGTTCGTGACTTGGCGACCGCTGAGGGTGCGCCCTGCGCGGGTTTCTTCTTCGCCATGGTCCTGTCTCCTTCTGCGCGTGTGCTCTACGTGAACCGCCCAACAGCCAGGACGCTCGCGCCTGCGCCCGTCGTGACCTTCCAGCCGGGCGTGGTGGCGTTCACGCACCGAGCCCCGACCTTCACGGAATAGACGCCGACCGGCGTGTTCGCCGCGGTGATCGGGATCGCGCTGCCGTTGCCATCCTTGATCGAACACGTGCCCGTGGCTGACGTGGCCACCGTGACGATCAACCGTTCGAGCACGTCACCGACATGCCCGACCGGACCGAGAATCTGGTCGGACTGGCTGGCCGCAACGGGCTCGTAGTCGGTATGCGTGACTGCCATGTTCGCACCTCGTCAAACCGACGGGTGCGGAGTCTCCCCCTGACCTCCGCACCCGCCCACCTTCAGCCTCAGCTGATGGTGTAACCCTTCGCGTAGGTGAACGGCTTGTCGACCATCGACTGCAGCGTGAGCCACGCCGTGACGGTGATCGTCGGCGTCGTGCCGCCCACATCGAACCCGAGGCCGATGTAGCGCAGCGTCGGTCGCCCTGGCGGCATCGGGAAGAAGTGCCGCGCGCCGGCCGTGAGCTGCGAATACAGCAGCGTGTAGGAGGCGATGATCGTCGGCGAGCCGAGGGCCGGGTCGTCGTCCTCCAGGATGTTGAAGATGTAGGTCTCGTCGCCGGTCGTGTGATCGGCCGCCACGTCGACGATCATGGCGATGCCCAGCGGCTCGCCATCGCCGATGCGACGCTTCGGCGTCACGTTCGACAAGTCGACGGTGTTGGTGCTGACCGCGTCGACCGTGATGGCCTGCGCGTCGCTCAGCAACCCAAGAGCGTCGAGGATCATGTTCTGCCTCTCTGATGTCTGCTCCGGTCTCGTCCCTGGAGCGAAGGGCCGGCGCGCCTCGCCGGCTTCAGGTTAGCTGACCAGCGCCTCCGTCTCCAGCAGCTGATCGCACTTGTTGATCGGGATGCCGCGGAACGTCGGCCGCTCGACGCCGTCGACGTTCTCGAAGGTGATGCCGTAGGCGGCGTCGTCACGCCGCTGGATGTCGAGCATCTGGTAGCACGTCCGGTTCATGTAGAACGCGGACCGGCCCAGGCGCAACGACGGGATGCGGTGGATCGCCTTGATCATGAGCTCGGTCAGGTCGGCCGCGCTCGACTTGGCGACGAGGTTCGAGATGTCGATGTTGCAGATCCGCACCGCGTAGCGCCAGTCCTTCACGCAGAGGCCGGCCTTCCACTGCCAGCGCTCCTGGAACGCGCGCATCCGCGAGCCGGCGATGCCGGCGGTGAGCTCCACGGTGACCTCGCCGTAGTCATCATGGATGAGGCCCGCCTTCGAGCCCTTCGGGAAGAGGCCCACGATGCTGTTCTCGCCCCAGACCACCAGCCAGACGCTGGCGTTGTCCGTGTCGGAGCTGCCCCCGGCGATGACGTTCGAGGCGTTCGTGGCGCCGCTGATCGCCGAGTAGCGCGGCGTCAGCCCAAGGAACTCCTCGGGCGCGAGCCCCGAGTTGCCGTAGAAGAGCGTTCCGGCCATCTCCTGGTTCATGGCCTCCAGGAACGCGCGCGCCTCGCTCAGACGGAACGCGGCGATGTTGCCGTTCAACCGGGCGAGGTCGACGTCGACCTCCGACCAGGCTTCCAGCATGCCGCAGTTCTCGTCGATCTGCGCGGTCGTCGACTTGCTCGGCGTGACGCCCTGGTTCAGGAGCCTCCACGCCACGGTCGGCAGTCCGGTCCGCACCGTCACGCGATGACCGGTCGGCAAGTTGCCTTCGATCCACCGCATGTCGGTGAGGATCTCGTTCGTCTGGCTGAGGAGCTCGACGATTGTCGGCACCTTGCCATCCGGGTCGAGGCGCTTGGCCCAGTCGGCCAGGGTCAGAGCGCCAGTGCTCAGAGTCGCCATTGGAAGTTACTCCCTGACGGCCTACGAGGCCACGTCAGGAACCGTAAAGCACCTCTTCCACCGTCTTCTGCGACTTCGGTGGCGTGCCGGTGCCGGGAGCTCCTGGCTTGTCCTCGGCCATCGCTTTGCCGATGTCAGCCAGCAGACTGAACAGCTCGATGTGACTGCCCGCCCCGGTCTTCTGGAGGAACCGAGCGAAGGACTCGGCGCGGGCGTGACCTTTCGGCCTGAACCGATCGATCACCCGCTGCGCGAGCGCCTTGGAGGCTTCGAGCTTGTCGCCTCCATACTCGGTGTCCTTTTCCGTTTCGGTGCGAAGCCGGACGAGCAGTCCAGCCACCTGGTCAGCCTGCGCTTCGAGGACCGCGACCGCCTCGTCTTGCGTCCAGTCGTTCGCCTTCGCTTCCTTCGCAAAGGCGTCGAGGTCGGCCTGGTCCATGAACGCTTCCGCACCGTGCGGGATCGTCAGCTCATACTTTTCGGGAGCCTTCGGCGTCACGCCGGCCTTGCCCCCATCAGCAGCTGCGCCTGCCTGACTTCCGGCGCCAGTCTGGTCTGCAGACTTGGCCCCGGCAGCGCCAGCCGCGGGTGCGGCCGCAGCGGCGCCGGATGTCGGTGTCTCGCCCGCCGGCTGGGTGGTTGCCTGGCCGGTCGCGGTGGTCTCAGCCATTCGTTCCTCCTGGTTCCGCGCGTGGTGTATGCGCGGCGTCGGTCTCGCGATCGTCGCGGGTCTTCCGCGCAATCGCTTCGTTCTGCATCTGCAGGTAGAGCTCTGAAGCCTCCTGCACTTCAGCGAGCAGTTCAAGGCCGGCATCGCGCCGTCCGCTGAGGGCGTAGATCATCGAGCTTTGCACGGTGATGCTCTCAAACAGCCGGTGTCGGGTCAGTTCGTCCCACACGAATTGCCGGCCCTCATACGTCGACAACTGCCGTCGCACCAGGCCGCGGCGTTCTTCAGCGCGGCGCCGCTCTCGGCGAGCAGCGTCTCGGACCTGCTCGCGATCGGCGGCGTTCCTGACTTCGGCGCGGTCCATGGCACTCCGTTACGGCGCGGGCACGCCCGCGCTGGTTTCGACGATCCGGTCGAGCGCCGAGTCTTGCCCCATCTTGGTCTGACTCCCAGCCTTCATGGCTTCCGCGAGCGTCTTCGCCTGCTCTGCGCCGGCTGCGGCCGCTTGGGCCTGGGCCTGCTCGTCGATAATCCGTTGCGCTTCGGCATCCTCGCGCACGACGTGCGGATCGATGCCGAGCATGTCGGCGTAGTTGTCGACCATGCGCAGCGGCCGGATCTTCGCGCGCACCTCGGGGAAGTTCTCGGCCATCGGGATCAACGTCGTCAGGAAGCGGTCCTGCGTGGTCACGCCGATCATCTTCTGCGCCTGCGCCAGGATGCTAATGTATTCCGGCGAGAGCGCTCGGCCTTGGATCTCGGGCGGCGCGACGGGCACCTTGCCGGCCACCACCATGATGTCGAACACGCGATCGATGAGCGGGTCGAGGAGCTCGTCATTCGTGCGGGCGAGCACGGGCCCGAGCGCGAGCAGCTTCTCCTCGTGGCGTTCTTCCACCTCGCGCGCCGTCGGAGGCTGCGGACCTCGATAGGGATCGGTCGTCGCCAACATGAGGAAGAGATCCTCGAAGAACGCGCGCTTGATCCGATACTCGACGGCCTGTGCATCCTTCCCCAGGTGTTCGAGGTTCAGCGTGACCTCGTGGATCGGGCGCATGCCCTGCATCCCCTCGCGCACGTCCACGTAGGTGATGTCACCAGGCAAGAGCGACGTCTTCTGCTGACGCAGCGCGCTCGGCGCCTGGACCGGCGGGTCGATCATCTTGGCGAT